TGCTACTGGTGGTGGATTTGGTGGATCACATGGCTCTGCATCATTTGGGCCTGGTGGCTCTGGTGGTTCTGGTGGTGGTTCTGCTGGTAATGTTGGTGGTGGCGCAGGAACTGCTGGTCAAGGTACTGCTGGTGGTGCTGGTTCTAGTTTTTCTGGCGCAGGCGGTGGTGGAGGAGCCACTAATGCTGGTTCCGCTGGTAATGCTGATGGCTCTGGTGGCAATGGCTCTACGTTTTATGGAACTACTTACGGTGGCGGTGGAGGTGGCGGCAAACCATCAAACAACACTTCTCCTTCTGGAGGCTCAGGTGGCGGTGGTAACGGTGGTGGTAGCGCAAGCCCTAATATTGGAACTGATGGTCGTGGCGGTGGAGGTGGCGGAGCAAGAAATGGCAACACAGCCCCAGCACGAGGTGGCAGTGGAGCAGTAATTGTTAGATGGGTAGTATAATGACAGACGAACTTGAAAATATAACTTTAGAACCTATTATTAAAGAAATTAATGGAATAACAGTTGTAATTCTGTCTGGTATTGATATTCCAGATGCTGATATTCCACAACCAACCTCAATGTCACTTCATCCATCATGGCGCTGGGTTATCAATGAATCAGGAGATACATACTGGGATTCCCCAGTTCCACAGCCAACAGATGGTATGGTGTATACTTGGAATGAAGCCTCTCTAACTTGGATTGAGGTTAAATCTAACTAAGGATACGGAATGCCAAAAGAAATAGTATTTACTAGTATCTTTGGTTTTCCCGAAATAGAAAAACCAAAACCAGCAATGGCATATATTCCAGACTGGTATAAAAATACAGATTCTTACATAGATGGAAAAAAAGTTCCTACAGGGAACGGAGAACTATCCGCTACAATTAAAAAATGTATGCCAGTATTTGACTGTATTACGGCTGGATATATTATTACATCGCCAGCAGATGTTTATGTAAGCATTAAAGATGAGAAGCAATGGTTTGAGTGGTCTAACTTTAACTTAATTTCATTTCACCCTATTGAGCAGGCTCCAAACCACCCTGCTCGCAAACCACATCAATATCCAAAATGGATTAATCCTTGGTCAATTAAAACCCCAAAAGGATATTCAACCTTATTTGTTCAACCGTTTCATAGAGAATCAATCTTTACTATTCTTCCAGGAATTGTAGATACAGATACGTATACAGCCCCTGTTAATTTTCCTATGGTAATCAATGACCCCAATTTTGAAGGGTTTATTCCTAAAGGAACTCCTATTGCACAAGTTATTCCATTTAAAAGGGATGCTTGGAAACTTAGATTTGGTGGAGAGCAAGAACTAATTGAGCAAGCAAATGTATTGACTAAATTACAAACAAAATTTTTTGATAGATACAAAACTATGTTTAGAAGTAAAAAGGAATTTAGGTAATGGTTAAAATTTTAAAGTTTGCTTCTAGCACAAAGCATATACCAGATTTAAAACCATCTAAAGACTATATACCTGATTGGTATAAAAAAATGCAATTACATATAAATGGTAAGCCAGAGATTCGGTCTTATAATAAGTCAAAAACAGTTAAAGCCTGTATACCTTTTCTTGATAGTTTAACTTCTGGGTATATGTTGGAAACTTATTGTGATATTCAAGTTGAAAAAATTATACTTGAAGATGGTTCAATAGTACAGGCAGTAAATTGGCTTTCTGTTCCAGATCCTATTAGTATAAGAGATAAAGAATTTGCTCAAGGGCTTCCAGTACCCAGTGGTTATGACGGAGAAAATCATTACGCATGGTCTAACCCTACGGCTATTTCATTGCCAAAGGGTTATTCAATTATTTTTACACACCCGTTTAATAGATATGACCTTCCTTTTATTACAATGTCTGGCATTATAGATATGGACATAGGCATGCAAGATAAAGCAAATTTACCATTTTTTTTTAAGAAAGATTTTGAAGGAATCATCCCAACAGGTACTCCAATTGCTCAAATAGTTCCATTTAAAAGAGAAAAATGGAAATCGGAAAAGGATGACTCAATCCTTGAGCCACTTGATAGATTAAGATTTATGTATCTCCGAACAATGGATTCTTATTACAAAAAATTTGTTTGGAAAAAAAAAGAATATAGTTAGTTTTAAAAAATATGGTAGAATGGTTTCATATTTTTAGAAAGGTGAAAAATATGTCAAATTATGCTGTGCTAGACGACAACAGTCTAGTGACTAATCTTATTGTTGCTGAATCTAAGACCATTGCAGAATTAATTACAGGGCAGACATGCATTGAATATTTTAATGATAAAGACATTGTTCATATTGGAACAACCACTTATAACGGAAGTTCTTTTATAAATCCAGAAGAGTAAATTTAACAAAATAAAAATACCCCCAAAGGAGATTATCCAATGGGGGTTTTTTGTTTAATTTTTATTACTTACATGGATATTTGTTGTACCATTCTTGATACCGCTTTCCATTTACGGAACTCCATGCAGACCAATCTTTTCCACCCTTAGTCATATAAAGAGCAATTTGTGCATTAACTACTGGGTTTAATAACTCAGCATTTGAGTCTAACTCAAATTTTTCTCTACGATCTGACCCTAAGTCTCCAAGCATATTTATTTGAAATACACCATAAGAATTATCTCCAGTTTTTACATTACCATTAAAGGCAAGAGGGCGACCATTAGACTCTGCTTTAGCAATAGCACAAGCAGACCTTAAAGCCTTTCCATCAAACCCTACATGACGTAACATATCAACTAATTGCTCATCAGTTAAATTATGAGCATTTTCATACTTTTCTAATTTTTTGTCTTTAGAAACCAAAAAAGCCACCTGTTGGGTGGCAGACTTGACAGACTCTTTAATTAGTAAGTTGTTTTCATTTGTAGCCTTTGCGGTACCCACAAAAACGGTACTGCAAATAACTAACGTAAATACCCCTAGCCAAGCATTAGATTCTCTCATTGTAAATTACCTCCTAGAGAACAAATGCTACCAAGTAGGTAGCATACATTAATTATACCATTGTTTGACCTTTTGAGTCAAATACCCGCATAAAATAAAAAATATTTATAATATTATCATTAGTTAATGGTATAATAATTAAGTTATGGCCACATTTAGAAATCAATCACAAAGTTCATATTCTGTTGGATCTACCCCACCAACCGTAAACTGGACGCTTGTAAAAGGTGATACCGCAGCATTTCGGGTATTTGTAACAGATGATGACAAAGAGCCACTAGTAATTTCTGAGTGGACAATTGAAATGGAAATTAAAAGACCGACGGTAGCGGGTAATCTTAATGATGCAAATCCAACAAGCGTATTAACATTATATCCAGTAGCCACAGCAGAAGATGGGGATGGAGAATTTACAGTATCCGTAACATCTGCAGAGTCAAGAAGCCTTAACACAGGTGATATTTTTGATATTGAATTAAGTGATGCAACTAGGGTTTGGACAGTTGCTCGTGGAACCCTAACAATCATTGAGGACATTACAAACGGTCAAGAGTCATAATGGCTTACGCTGTAATTGTTGATACAGATAGTCAAAAAGTAAACAATGTAAACTCTGTTGGCTACCCATTATCTGAAATAATTTACAAAGCAAACTCAATAAAAATTAATGAGGTTTTGCCCTTTAGAGTTAGATTTACTACAATAGGAATTGTTTCAGCAAACGTAAATGTTCCTGGTATTGGCCTTCAAGTTATTGGTGTGAATAACTATATACTCTAACATATAATGATATAATTGCGGTATGGCAAAGATATCAACAGCAAACGTTAAAAGCCTGTTTGAAACTGGCGATAGACCAACGCAAGAAAACTATGTAGATTTAATTGATAGTACTTCTGCTAGGTCTACAGATCTTGGTTCAGACGGCAATAACGAGTCAACAATAACTGGTATTGAAAACTCAACTGTTTTTGATAGTTTTTCTGCCACTGAGTGGAGAGCAGTAAAATATATGATCTCTCTCAAATATGTAGCAGGTGGAGCAAACAAATACTATGCTACAGAATTAAGTATTCTTGCTGACGCAAACAACACAAACGTTAGCGAGTATGGAACTATAGACAATGATGGGAATATTGGCACCATCTCTGTTTCAAGGGCTGGAAATACAGTTTCATTAACTGTTGTTCCAGTAGGGGGAATTACACCTATAACTCTACGCTATTTGCGTATAGGGTTAAAGGCCTAACCTAGGAGATAAAAGATGGCAACAGTAACAAAAGACTTTAGAGTAAAAGCGGGACTGATAGTTGAAGGATCAACTGCGACCGTTAACTCACACGACATATTAACAGAAGCATTAGTAGACGCCAAAGGTGATTTGCTAGTTGCTTCAGCAGCAGATACCGTAACTCGCCTTGCAGCGGGTACAAACGGATACGTGCTCACAGCAAACACTTCAGCGACAAACGGAATTGAGTGGGCAGCACCCGCAGCAGTAGGAGAATTTGCTTCAAGCATTACATTTGAAGGTGCAACTGCAAATGATAATGAAACTACACTTCAAGTAACTGATCCAACCGCAGATAGAACTATTACACTTCCAGATGCAACTGGACAAGTAGTTCTTCGTGATACAACAGATACATTAACAAATAAATCAATTGCTCTTAGTGGAAACACTGTAACAGGGTCAATTGCTGATTTCAATACTGCATTAACTGATGCAGATTTTGCAACATTATCAGGTACAGAAACTCTTGCTAATAAGACAATTTCTTCACCTACCGTCTCAGGTCTATCTCTTTCAGATGCATCAATTGTTTTTGAAGGCGCAACAGCAAATGACTATGAGACAACACTTACAGTAACTGATCCAACAGCAGATCGTACAATTACTCTGCCAAATGTAAGCGGTACTGTAGTTACAACTGGGGATACAGGCTCTGTAACAAATGGAATGCTTGCAGGATCAATTGCAAATGACAAACTTTCAAACTCAGCAATCACCATTAATGGAACATCAACATCTCTTGGTGGTTCACGTACACTAGGTTCTGATGATATTGCAGAAGGTTCAACCAACAAATACTTTACAGATGAAAGAGCACAAGATGCTATCGGTGATAATGTAGGAAATGGTCTTGACTATGATGATGCAACAGGAGCAATTTCTGTAGACCCTTCAGAGTTTGCATTAAGCGCTGTTGGAGCACCAACTGGTAACGTATCTTTTGCTACTTACAAGATCACAGGTCTTGGAACACCAACAGATGCAACAGATGCAGCAACAAAGGCTTATGTAGATTCAGCAGCACAAGGTATTGACTGGAAAGCATCAGTACGTGCAGCAACAACCGCTAACGTAACCCTTGCCTCTGATCTAGAAAATGGAGATACCCTTGATGGAGTAACTCTTGCAACTGGAGATCGTATTCTTGTTAAGAATCAATCAACTGGTTCACAAAACGGTATCTATGTAGTTAAAGCATCTGGTGCTCCAGATCGCTCAACTGATGCAGATACAGGCGCTGAACTTACTTCAAATTTTGCGGTATTCGTAGAAGAAGGAACTGCAAACGCTGATCAGGGTTATGTATTAACTAATGATGGCGCAATCACAGTTGGAACTACAGCACTTACATTTACTCAGTTTACTGGCTTAGGACAAGTCACAGCAGGTGATGGTCTTACAAAAACTGGTAACACAATAAATGTTAATCCTGGAACTGGTATTAATATTACATCAGATCAAGTTACAAACACTGGTGTACTTTCAATTGCTGGTACAGCAAACCAAATTACTGCAAGTGCATCAACAGGTGCAATTACATTATCTGGTCCACAAGATTTACATTCAGCAGCAACCCCTACATTTGCAGGAGTTAACGCAGGATCTGGAAATGTTACAGCAGGATCTATTACACTTACAGATGCCTTGCTTGGTACTGCTACAGCAACAGCATCTACTTCAGCAACTACAATTGATTCATGGTCAGCAACCACATATTCATCTGCAAAATATATTGTTCAGATGAAGAATGGTACCAACATTGAAGTAATTGAAC